TTATGGTTGAGTTACCGTAATTTCTGTTGGTAAAGCAATATATGTTTTTAAATTATCAGTATTAATATCTTGTATTTGTGTCAATTCACCATCTATATTGATATTTTTAGTACCTATAATTCTAAAATCAGCCCAATCAGCCATTGTCATAGGTTGTATATACGTTTCAGTTGTATGATTATTACCTACTGTACCTGATTGTGCATGTCCACTACCACTAAAAGTAGTAAATCCAAAACGACTTATATTTCTCATACGTGGACCTGCATTTGCATATCCGAATCTTCTATAATCTTTAGGTTCATTTCTTATATTTAATTGAGGTGTTAATTCTAATGAATATAATAGTTCTGTTCTTAAAGTTATATCACGTTTTGTACTTGCGAATAATGTGATAGGATTATTTAATGAAAGTGATTGGCCTAAAACAGGATTATCACTTAAAGTAGTACCATCAGTAAGTGTTCCTAATTTTCTACGGAAATATGTACCAATGAAATATATGTTTTTAAGAATATCTAATAAATTTTGTTGTATTGCTTGTGCTTTTGCAGAAATACGTGATGATAATAACACTTGGTTTTGAAAATAAAATCCTGCTGGGTGCATAGTCTTTTTAAAACTATTACGCCATTCATTAATAGAACGTCCAACACTTATTACATAAGAAAAATCTTGATACAATAAGTTATCTTCTATTTTCATTGTATTTTCAGAAACTTTACCATCAGAATTTAAAAAAGATCCTGTTGTATCTAAAACAGATACTACTTCTGTTTCGGCCGTTGCTTGATTAAATATAGCAATAGTAGCATAAGCGCCTGTACTTTGACCTGAAATAACAACATTAGTTCCAAATGTTCCTGTTACGTCTTTTAATTTTAAAACATTCGTATTATTATTAACACTAACAATTGTTGCTGATATTATGGAAGAACCATCTGAACCTAAACCTGTAATTGTTTCACCTATAGCAAAATTTCCTACACGATTTAAAAATAAAATATTTGTCGATAATGATAAAGTTGGTGAAGGAGAATTTTCATAACCTTTTCCTGGTTCTATAACTTTTAATGATTGAACACTTCCTATGTTATCTCCATAACATTTTATAATAGCATTCATACCTAATACAGTATTAATTGTAACTGTAGGTAATGATGTATAGTTTGATCCATGATTTATAAATCTAATATCTGTAATATCTCTAATACCGGTTCCAGCTTCTTGCACTAAAACATTTCCTGAATAAGAATCTCCTTCTTGTGTAGCATCTTCTAAAACTATACGATCTTCTCCTAAAGTCTCATCTACAAAACCTCCATTTACTATAGAAACTTTTGCTACTGCACCGCCACCATTTGTATTAGCATTATTAAAAACTAAATCATCACCTATGGAGTAACCTTGTCCAGCATTATCAATAAAAAGATGTGTAATACTTCCATGACCTATAGCTTGAGTTTGTATTAATGCACCTTCTCCACCACCAGAAATTGCAACGGAATTTTCAGAAACGTATAAACTACCAGCATTAGTTATGGTAGGATTATTTGTTATACCTGTAACTGTTGATTTTATATAATAAGAATCATTATCTGTTTCTGTTCCTCGTATTTCTTCTCCAATTTGAAATTGACCATCAATAGTTTCTTTATTTAAAATAAATTCTGCTATCGTATCTCCACCTATTTGAAATGTAGTTACGTTTTCTATAACTGCTGTTGAACCTGATGTTGATCCTGTTATTATTCTACCAACCAATTTACTGGTTTCACCTTGTACTGTAATAGCTCTTAATATTGTACTCGTATTCCATTTACCATCTGAAGCTCTTATTATTTGTTCCCTAGGATATGTTGTAGTTGCATTTTCATTAAATAAAAGTCTAAAAAATAAATTATTACCCTCAGAAGTACCTTTTAATCCATATATGTATTTTATGTTTTTAATTAAATTTCTAGTATTAAGATTTGAATCTAAATTGTCTGGTAATGTGTTTAAAAATTCATTTTTAAAATGATTTAAAAAGTTTTCTATAACTTTATCAGGATCTCTAAAATTTAATAAATCTTGTATATTTTCTACAGGATTTGGTCTATAAAAATTTACAGTAGCAACCGCATTTGAAATTGAACCTATTATATTTTCTCCCATAATAAATTTATCTTGAGCAGATATGAACAAACGATTGTTTTCTAAATCAACTGTATATATTATTGCAGTTGCATTTGATTTTTCACCCACTATTGTTTCTCCTTGTGTAAATTTACCAAATGGAGAGTTTTCAAAAATTATTTTATCATTTGTATCTACTAATGTTCTGTCTGTAGCCAATTTTGTGGAATTTAATACTAAATTGTCTGTTTGACCTGTTTCTGATTCTAATAATATACCTTCTGTAGATCTTATATTTTCAATAGTCAATTCAGCGGATTCTAAAAAAGTATAATATGCTTTTAAAAATTCTACAAATTTAGGATGATCTTCAAGTACAAAATCAGGTACCTGAGAAGTAAGTAAATTAGATATTTTATTTTTAAAATTAGCCATAATTAATAGCTAGTTATTGTAGTGTAACCAACTCCTGCATCTGCTGAACCTTCAACAAACGTATCTGCTTGAACCGTAATATTAGAATTTTCTATATCAATTTCTACAATTTGATCTCTTACAGGAACTATATCATTAGAATTTGGAATAACTGTTATTTCAATAACACTAGATTCTTTTCCTCTTATATTTTGTACTTCTGTAATGTTTAAAGAATCTAAAGTAATTTGACCAGTTGCATAATCAATTTTTCCTTGATTTGTTGCGGAATAAATTCTAGTAGAACCTTGTACATAATATCTTCTAATTTTACCTAAACCATCATCATCTAAGAAATAAACATTTGTTATATCACCACTGATTTTAAATCCTGAAGAAGATACAATTCCTCCTTGAGAACTATTATATCCTTGTACAGGATTATATAAAGTATTTCTGAAATATATATTGTATTGTTGTGATGAATTTAATATAGGTGTAAAATCTTTTCTAATTTTAATAGTTGTTATATTACCTGTAATACTAGAATCTGTACCGTCAATTAAACTAACTACTTTTGAATATCTAAAAATACCAGAAAATGTTTGTAGAGTTGAATCGTTATAATTAATAATATTGTTTATAACATTTGATTGTATAGTTTCTTTAGAATTAGAAGTCAATCTTGTATTGTATTTAATATTACTTGTAATTAAAATAGAAGTAATTTGCGGATCTACAATAACAGGTCTAACAGAAGCCACGTTATAAGGTTTTAATTTATTAATTATACTTTGTTTTGTATAATTTGTTAATGTAGAACCTGAAGCTGCCGCAATTGCAATTTTCACAACACCATAAACAGGCTGTTCATCATTTTCTCCTCCCCACGCACTTACTGATAAAGCGTTTGGATAAAGTTTTTTTACAATTGATTCATAATCTGTTGCTGTAACAGCACGATTTTGAGCAGAATAAAATAAAGGCGCATTGAATCTAATTGATTCTTTTGATTCTGCAGGAGAACCACCTTGTGATATTGAATTAACCACTATTGAAATACCAGAATATCCATTAATGTTTGTTGATAATGTAAAATTAGATGCACCATTTGATGCGTCGGCGTTTGTTACAATGTATTCAAGTATAACAATATTTCCATCTTCTAGTTTTTTACCTAAAACGCCATCTCCAAACATAACTTGAAAATTACCATTTTCTATTTCTTGTGTTAAATAAACTTTTGATGTACTTTCAACGTCTTGAACATTTAATTTACTATAAACATATTGAGTTGTATCTGTTGTACTATTCTGTACTTTTACTTTCAAAGTACTTGTAACATCGGCCATGTTATTAGGAATAATAAATTTTTGGTCAGGATCCGTAGAATCAACAACATATCTATATGTAACTAGTGTGCCTTCGTAAATATCAACTGATGGAAAAGTATAAACATTATTTAGAGGTGTAATTGTATAATCTTCATTTGTTATATACTGATAACTTGTTCCATCAACAGAAGTTGTAAATGCAGTTCCTTGTGGTATAGTTATTGATGCAGGATATTCATTGTTTGTATTTACAGTAATAGAAAGATTTGCAACTGGTGCAGTAACAGAATTAGGAGTATAACCCAACATTTTTGCTATTGAAACAATATTTTGTCTTATGTCGGCACTGTCCAAATACATTTCATTTGCCAACATATTAGCATTGAAACCAAGATAATGTGTATTATACGCTAAAATATCTAAAAGAATGGCAAAACCTGAACCTTCAAAATTATAATCTTGAAATTCTGATTGACTTTGTAAAAATTTTTTAAGATTGGCTTTTATATTATCAAAATCAAATTCTGACACTGTTAATTTATTACTTGCCATATTATCTTAGTCTTTCTAAAAACGTTTGTACTTGCACTAATTCATTTGTACCAATTACATAAAAATAAATTGATAAATCATAAGCATTAGTATCATTATTTGGATGTGCAGAAAC